TATGAATTCTGATTTAAATCCTGCACCACTTTTTTTATTTATACACATTTCTAATTGTTTTTTCTCTGCTTTCTTTGCTTTACTTAATCTTGGTCTGCCACCTTTATTTAATTTAGCACCAGCACTGCGACCGCTTCCGCTTTGAGGTTTAATTAATTTAGATGTTGAATTTGATAATTGTAAATAACTTCCACCGCTCATTGGTTTTACAAGATCTAAACCATAATCTGGTCTTTTAGGTTTCTTTCCTCCTACTATTTTTTTAAGACCTTCAATACCAGCATTTGCGATAGCACCTTCTGCTCCTAATAATGGAAGTAATGGTTGAGCGAGTCCTAATGTTCCAAAAAATCCTCTTTTGAAACCTGTTCCGAAATCTTCCCAGAAACCATCACCACTATAACGACCACTTCCATATTGTCCTTGTTGTTGTGCTACAGGTGTTAAATTACTTGGTGGTCTATTACTATCATATACTTGATGTCTAATTGCTCTATCATAAATAGTTGTACCTCTAATAGATGGAACTACTTGACCTCCAATACCACCAACACCAGCACCATTATATTTTTGTGCTAGCATTCTTGATTTACCAGCACTATTAGCACCGATAATATCTGTATTTTGTCTTAATAAAGTATCATTAATTAATGATGTAGGAGGAGATATTCCACGACCTAAAGTTCCATAGGCATTTGTTCCGTATGCACCAGATGGCATTTGAGATCCAGATAAATATGTTCCTTTAGGGTATCCTATTAATTTTGGGTTTCCTAATCTTGCACCACCTTTTTTATAATTTGCTTCTCCATCACAACTGCAACCACCAACTAAATCAGAATTTATATAATTTAAAACAATACTTCTAGTTTTTCGGGCGATATCACGATTATATTCATTATCATAAGGCATTTATATATATATTATACATAGATAATATATTTATAAAATTATAAATTAATTCTTTCTAAATTATTTATTTTAAATACTTTGATAAAGCACCAGCACTAGAACCTCTAGACATTTCACCACCAGAGCGACCCATACCAACAATATTACCTCTAGTTCTTTGATGTTTTCTACCAATAGCACCTAATAATCTATCAGTCATTCCTGAACCTGCAAGTCCTTCTGCTTCCATACCTGATAATTCAGGTTGTCCTTGCATACTAGCATCTAATACGTCATTTTTATTCAACACTGCAGTGAATGTGGAACTACTACCCTTTTCGCTGATAAAGAGACCTTCATTTTGCACATATACGAAAAGTTGTGGTGTTGCGAGAGCAACATAGTTAGTATTTTGAACTTTATTTGTATAATTTACAGTTACAGTTAAATTGAAGTTGCCTATACTTGATGCTGAATAGAAATCTTCGACCAATTGAACGTGTTTTGCCATTGTGAGATAGACGAGAGAACCCGTTGTTGATGCATTTTGATTGGTGTATTCATTTGTACCAGTTTGAATAACAACACCTGCTCGTCCTGTAAATTCTAACCAACTTTGATTACTTCCACTCTCTGCACTGAATTTATAGAGATCATAAACGGTGGCGGTGGATAAAAGTCCCGCCCCGTTATTCCATTGTAAAGTTATAGAATTAATTGTTTGATAACTATCTGCAGTTGATACATCTGACCCAGCAAAAGTATTCGCCACACCAATTATTAATTTACTTGGTACTTGATTTAATTGAATAGATGGACTTGTTACAGTAGCAGTAGCATCAGTAGCAACAAGAGGAGCAGGAGTTCTGAAAAGTAAATATTCAGAATAAGGTACTACATTTCTTGAAGGCATTAATGAAGATGGATGAGGGGTATAAAATTTAAATAACAATTGAGAATTTGAAAAAGCATTGGCAGGGAAACTAGCGGTTATTGCTGATGTTGTTGTTGAAGAAATTCTTAAAGCACTTGCTGGACTTGCTTTCATTTGTAGGGTAAAATTGAGGTTTTGTATCCCGTATATTCCTTGGTTATTTGATTCAGGTTGTCCCCAAATCCAAGGAGACATTAAAATAGGTTCAGTAAATGTAGCAGTAAGTAAAGCAGTTTGAGGGGTGGTTGCTGTTCCTGCTGTGATAACTAAATTATCTAATACGAATGAACCATTACCAACATAATTAGGATCAGATGAAAAATTATAACAATTTGCTGGATTCATTATATTAACAGGATTGACTCTAGTACCAGTGGTGTCTCTACCAACTGCATAAGCAAATAAATCTGGTTTTGTGGGAGTGCTTCCACCATATCTATTTAAACGTCTTGTATCCATTTGACGGAGAATTACAGGAAGAACATCTTGATAATTTTGAGATACAGTGTTATTATTAATTTGACATTGTAAATTGGTGAGTAATCTTTGGAGGGGGAATGATCCGAAAGCATCTGCTTTACCCCATTCAATAATATTAGGTTGCACTGCTCCAACAATACCAGTAAGAAGTATTTGAACGGTACATCTCCATAACACCTCACGGCACACGAGAGTTTGTTCCGATGGTATCTGAATACTAAATTGATGAGTTTGGTTAGAAATAGATGAAGCATTAAATACAGTTGGTGTAATTTGTTGTGCTCCCTTGAGAACTGCATACCCAATATCGTCAGTAACATTTAGAACGTCGTCTTTTACTAAAATCTTATGAAAATCGGCACTCATTGATATATATACTATTATCAGAGATAATATTTTAGAAATAAATAATTATTTCTAAAATATTTTATAATCTATATAATTTTATTTCTCTCCTTGATCTGCATATTTTTTATTTCTAAACATTATTTTAATAGAAGCAGTACATCCAGTCTTTAATTGAAATGGGACTAGATTATTAAATCTATCTTTCCAGAAACATTGTAAATTAAGAGTGCCTAAAGGATTATTTCCAACCAAATCAAATAAGCGATATTCTGCTGTTGGCACATATTGAACCAATGGTCTTGTTTCATCACCTTTTATTAATTCTACTTGATAATCACTAATGACATTTACATATGCATTATTTGAACTATTTTGAATTACTAAATTATTATCGGTGATAACTACAGGATCACCAGCATAAGATGGATTTACAGGAAGTAAATTAGATGTAAATACTATTGACTTTACGGGATTCCATACGGGTATTACTGAAAATTCTTGATACATTTGTATTGCATTATAGGTAGGATAGTTTATTATATTTGTATTTTTATTATTTAATACTCTTAATCTAACAGCAAGATTTGGAGATATTGAAGGACTACCACCAAAAAAATCTGCTGTAAAAGAATTAAATAATTGGTATAAATTAGCATTCATAAATATTTGGATTTGTGGTGATACTGATGCTTGATTATATCCTAGAACATCAGCATTTAAAATGCAATAATTAGTAAAAGGGTCAAATTCAATAAATGGAGCATTTGCTGTTGGTAATGCTGTTTGTGCTAGAAGTCCTGTAAATGCAGTTTGAAATGCAACATTGACCGTATCAAATATAAATTTTTGAATGTTATAGATGTAATAATAAGGATTATTGTATGCATCAACTGTTAAAGGTGGTGATGGTGCTGGTGCTACTAAATCTTGAGGAGAAAATATCAAAGGAACTGTTACTTGAAAAGCACCGAATAATAATGTGATTGTATATGCTAGTATATTTGGATTGGGTTGTGTAATATCAACTTGTGGTATAAATAAAGGTAATGATGTGGTTTCAACCTGAAAACGAACTATACTTAAATAATAATCTGATGGATTTTGCAAGAATGTTGATGTTCTAATCTCATTAAAATTTAGTAATGGATTAATACTGTTATTTAACCCTAAATTATTATTGGTTATATCTAAATCATAATATATATGATCTGGTATTAAGTGTTCCTCATTCTTACGATTAACATTTTTAAGTCCTGTATATGACATAATATATATAGTAGAGTTAGATTTTAATTTTAAAATTATATTATTTAATAAATTCTAAAGAATTTATTAAATAATCGGGCGATTCTTACAAGATTCTTAATTTTAACCATCTAAAATGATGATTAATATGAAATATATATTAAAAATAAATTTATTTATACCATAAAGTATTGTGTAAGTATCTTTTAGATGTATTTTAGATGATTAAAATTAAGAATCTAATAAAAATCTCGCCCTTTTAATATAAATTCGAAGAATTTATATTAAAATTTAGCTATTATATATGAAAATTGGATTTGCACTATCATTTAATAATTTAGTGTAATAAATATATCGTTGTATTACATCACCATTTTTGACATAACAATTTTTTACATCAATAATATATTTTTGAGTTTGTAAATTTTCAACAATCATACAATATTCTTGTCTTTTACTTGCACTAACTTCATCTAATATTTTATATCTATAATTTTTAATTTCATTATCGAGATCATCTCTAACAAATTTATCTATTTTTTGTTTTATGGTCTTTTCATCGTCATAAATTCCATAAATAGATTTACTAAATGTATCAAACAGAATATACAAATACATATATATAATATAATGTAGATATTTATTTTAAAGAATCTAAATGATTTTAATATATTTTAAAATTATTTTATAATATAATATATATATATGCATAGATACAGAAGATCTAGATTGTATGGAAAAGGTGAAGTAGAAGAAAAAGAATATTTAAAAAAATCCACTAAATCACATCGTCAAAGTTTGGGTCAATTTATGACTCCAGCAAAAGATGTAGATGATGCTTTTAGAGATATCAAAGTTAATATTAATGATAAAGTTTTAGAACCTTCTTATGGTACTGGTAATTTTTTAGATGGTATCATTAAAAGAGGTTATAAAAATATTACTGGTGTAGAATTTGACCCAATATTATATAATGAATTTAAAGATAAATATGAAAAGTTAGGTGTAAAATGTATTAACGGCGATTATTTAATGACTGATTTTACAAATAAAATGGACTTAATTGTTGGTAATCCTCCTTATTTTGTTTATGGTGGTAAAGGACATCCTAAACTCCCAGAAGAGATTAAAAAGAAGTATAAAGATGTTATAAAAGGAAGTGTTGATATTTATGGTCTATTTTGTGTGAAAGCTGTTAAAGATCTTAAAGAAAATGGTGTATGTTGTTTTTACATACCAGCAACTATTTTAAATACATCAGGATTTAAATTAGTAAGAGACTACTTACATAAAAACGTAAATATTGAAAGGTGTGAAATGGTTAAGAATAAAGAATTCAAAGAAACAAAAGTTGAGAATTTAATGATGTTTCAATTTAGAAAAACAACTCCAACAAATGACTTTACATTTATGGTTGGTAAAAATTTATATTTTGATACCAATAAGAAACCTAAATTTAATAGACTGGCAAATGTTGGTGATGATGTTGAAAGAGTTGGAGATCTTGCATCATTTAGAAGTGGTGATTATGAATTTGATAAAGAAAGACGTAATAAAGGTGCTGAAGCATTTAGTGATAAACCAATGAAAGGAGCAGTACCATTAATCTATGGTGAAAATTTAAAAAATGATAATACTCTTGATTTGTCAAAACAATTAAAGAAAAATAAAGATTCAGAAAAAGAAAGAAAAGCATATATGATTACTAAATATTTTAAACCACCAACAAAAGCACCTATTTTAATAACACCGAGAACTATTGGTGCAGGTAAAAAAGCACCTTTTGTATTGGTTGAATCTGGTGAATATTATGTTGAAAATCACTGCTTATATACATCTGGAAGTTTATCAAAATTAAAAAGAATACAAAAAGTATTAAATAATCCTGAATATAAAAAAGAATATTTAAGTGTAATTCGTGGTAGAAGTTGGACTGCTGATTATATTAATGAACTACCACTTGATAAAGAAGAATTTAATATAGAAGAGATGGACGAATTTATATTAAATTTAAAAAAGAAAAAAGAAGAAATAATGACTGCTTTTGAAAAATTTAAAAAAGAATTCAGACCAAAATTAGATTTGATTTATAAAGGTAAATAAT